AAAAATGAAATCAACGCCAATCCCCCACAGCCCGGCAGCGTCCTCGTCACCGACGCCAACGAGTCTTGGGATGTCATTCACCCCAAGCTCGACTCCTTTGAAGCCAGCGAAGACGGCCTCAGCGTGAAGAAGATGATCGCCGTCGGCAGTGGCAACCCGCTTCACTTTCTCGGCGAGCCGGAGTCCAGCACCCGCACCACCGCCGAAGCCGCAGGCGGCCCCACCTTCCGCCACTACCAACAGCGCCAAACCTATTTCCTCTGGCTGATCAAAGACCTCCTCCAAATCGCCATCCGCCGCCGCCGCCAAGTGCACCGCGATCATGGAGTCTCCAACATCGCAGAAATCACCGTAACCGGAACAGACATATCTGCCCGCGACAACGCCTCTCTCGCCGTCGCCTCTACCCAAATCAACGCCGCCTGGGGCAACCTCTACGAGCGCGGACTCGTAGACGAATACGAATACCTCCGCATCCTCTACGCCTTCGCCGGTGAAAACGCCGACATCAAAGACCTCGCCGCCCGCGCCCGCCCCACCCGACCAACAGCGCCGGGCACGGACGCCAAGACCACACCCCCACCGCGCCCCGACCTCGACCCGGACACCGGCGATCTCATCAACGAGGACAACCCCACATGACCGAACACCGCCAACAACTCACCACCTACGGCGAACTCCTCGCCGACGGCGACTTCGAGATCGTCGCCATCACCGCCGGAATTGGCAACGGCTGGAACTTCACCCCCGACGCGATCAAAAACAGCGCCCGCCTTTGGGAAGGCGCGCACTGTTTCATCGATCATTCCTGGTTCAATCACTCCCTCCGCGACCTCGCCGGCGTATGTTCTGCCCCCCAATGGGATGATGCCTTGCAGGGTATCCGCCTCACCCTCAAAGCCAATGGCCCATCCGGCGAACTTCTCAAACAGATCGGCCGCGAACTCCTCGCCGACTCCACCGCCCGCGTTGGCTTCTCCGCCGACATATCTTTCACCGCAAGCAAAGATGACGTAGTCGAGATCGTCAAGGTTCACTCCCTCGATCTCGTGTACGACCCCGCGCGCGGCGGGGCATTTCTCCGCGCCCTCAATTCAGTACAGGGCAACCGCCCTCGAAAGGACAACACCATGCCCAGCCCCAACAATAAACCAGCGGCGGGAGTCCTCGAACAACAGTTGCAGGATGATCGGGCCGCCACCGATCAACTGTTGACCATCCAAGCCGAGCGCGACAAGCTCGCGGCAGAAGCCGAACAAGCCCGCGCCATCCGCCAGCGCATGTGCGCCAACCTGCTGGAGTCCGAACTCACCACCGCCAAACTCCCGCAGGCCAGCGCCGACTACATCCGCAAGCAGTTCGCCGAGCGCGTCTTCGAGCCGCACGAACTGACGGCCGCCATTGACGATCAGCGAAAACTTATCTCCTCGCTCACCGCCAACGCCACCGTGCGCGGCCCCGCCCGCTTGGAGATGTTCGACACCCGCGACCAACTGCAAGCCGCCATCGACGACCTCCTACTGGTCAAGCGCGACCCCGGCAGTGAGTCCCTCAAAGTTCACCGCCTCACCGGAATCCGCGAAGCCTATCACATGCTCACCGGCGACTTCGACATGCACGGCGGCTTCAACCCCGCCCGCGCTCAGTTCCAGGCCACGACCGCCACCTTCCCCGCCCTCGTCAAGAACGCCATGAACAAGGCGCTCACCGAACGCTGGGCAGAACTGGGCCGCGCTGGATACGACTGGTGGGAACAACTCGTGCGCGTCGAGCATTTCAATTCGCTCAATCAGATCACTTGGTCTATCTTCGGCACCGTAGGCTCACTCCCCACCATCGCCGAAGGCGCGGAGTACACCGAACTGCAACTCGGCGACAACGCCGAAGTATCCAGCTTCACCAAGTACGGCGGCTACGTCGGCATCACCCTTGAAACCATTGACCGCGACGACGCCCGCGCCCTCCGCAACGCGCCGCGCGAACTCGCCGCCGCCGCTATCCGCAACATATCCGAACAAGTCGCCGACATCTTCACTCAGGCCAGCGGCGCCGGTCCCACCCTCGCCGACGGCGGCGCACTCTTCAACGACACCGCCGTCACCACCGCAGGCGGACACGCCAACCTCCTCGCCACCGCCCTCAGCGCCAACCAGTGGGAAACCGTATGCGCCGCCGTGTTCAATCAGCCCATGCTCATTTCCAACAGCGCCGGCTACTACGGCACAGGCAAGAAGATGGCCATAAATCCAGTCTTCTGTCTCGTGCCCCGCGCCCTCCAAAAGACCGCCCGCGATCTGTTCCTCAATGATTGGGATATGTCGGCCAACGTGCACGCCCTCAATCTCCTCAAAGGTTCAGCCACCCCCGTCACCGTCCCCGAATGGACCGACGCCAACGACTGGGCCGCAGTGTGCGACCCCGCCCTCGTGCCCGGCATTTGCATCGGCGAGCGCTTCGGCCTCCTCCCCGAAATCTTCATCGCCGGCGACGACACCTCGCCCGCCATGTTCGCCAACGACGAGTCGCGCATCAAAGTCCGCCACTATCTCGCCGTCGGCGTCGCCGACTTCCGCCCACTCCACAAATCCAACGTCTAAGTAGCGCCGCCCCAACGGGGCCGCAAAGAACTCCGCCCGGCCTGCAGACCCGGGCGGAGTGAAAGGAAACCATCATGGGTTACGTTCACGATACCGCTGTGGCCGAGTTCATCCCCGCCCAGCAATGCGCCTACACCGTCGGCGCCTGGTCCTACGCCATCACCTCAAACGTCGGCGGCATGGTCAAGTCCGCCGCCGCCAACGTCAGTGTTATCCACATCCCCCTCAATCTGCCGCAGAACAGCGCCGCGCAAAAGGGAAGCCGACTTAAGTCTATCGACATCTGGTACAAAATCGCCACCGCCGCGTGCAACGCCATCACGCCCGTCGTGACCAAAGTCGTCCTCCCCGCCGACAACACCGCCATGCCCGCCGTCGCCGCCCAAACCTTCACCTACGACTCCGGCCACGACACCGCCGCCAAACGCTTAGCCGTCCAAAACCACAAGATGACCTTGACCATCGCCACCCCCTTTTGGTTAGACGACGACGACGAAGCCTACATCGAGCTCACCGTTGACGCCGCCGCCACAAGCGTCGTCACTCTATTCGGAGCGCGCGCCAACTACGACGCCCGACTCTAATCTCTCCTCCCTCCTCCGCCCCGCCCGTTGCGCCTCCCAACGGGCGGGGCAACGGGCGCCGATGACGAACCTCTTTGCCAACCCCAACTGGCGCGGCGGCCACACCACCAAGACCGACGCGCAGGGCAATGAACTCACCAACATTTGGATCCCCGACCGCTGGGCGATTTGGTACGCCGCCGAGTCCACCGCCAAAATCGACAGGCAGGATGACCCGTGGATCCCGCCCGAGGTGCTCATCAAAGGCGCCGAAGCCTTCCCCCCTTCCGAACTCGACACCATCCTTCGCGGCAACCTCGACAACAAACTCCTCGCCGTCTTCCGCCAATACGGACGAGTCTGGTTCTCCGCTCACCAAACCCTCACCCTTCAGCCCGGCCAATACGAAATGCGCGTCCTGGTCTTCCCCGATCACTACGTCGATTACAGACAAGAAGGCAGCGCCATCATCAAGACTCCGCCCGCCGACCCGCTCGCCAGCGAACTCTCTCTATTCATCGGCCAGCAAAGCACGCCCTACTCCGACGCCGCCAATCTCCCCCACCTCCAATGGTCCAGCGCCGCCGCCTCTTTCGTCGTCGAAACCGCAGGCGCATACCCCTGCGGCTTTTCCCTCCGCGCCCGCTGGGGCAACCTCAACACCGGCTGGTTTATCAGCGATGTCTCACTCACCCGAACCGACACGCCGGGCACACCCACGCCCAACCCCGTTCCCAACGCAGAGAATCAATCGCCCCCCGCCGACACTCTCTCACTCTACCAATCCCTCAATCTCCAACTTCAACTCTTGGAGAACGACGTGCGCCGCGCCCGCTGGACATTGAACTCGATCAAAGAAAGGTACAACCTCCCATGAACCCCAAACTCTACGCCCTCCTCACCTCCCGCAAATTCTACGCCGCCCTCGTCGGCATCCTGATGATCATGGTCGAGAACTTCGCCCCCGAATTTCCATTGACCGAAGAACAGGTGTCGAACATCGTCATCCTTCTCGCCGCCTACATTCTCGGCGCCGGAATCGAAGCCCGCGCCTAACTCCCGCCCATGACCACCCTCACCGGCTTCCGAACCCGCATCGCCCAAGTGTTGCTGGACACCAGCAACACCATCTGGCCCACCAACGCGCTCGACGAAGCCCTCCGCGCCGCGCTCGACGACTACACCCGCGCCGCGCCGCTCCTCAAAGAAACCCTGCTCACCCTCATCGCCGACGGCAGAGAAATCGCCCTCGACTCTCTCGCCAATCTCATCACCGTCACCGATGTCATCTGGCCTTACGACGCCGACGTATGGCCGCCCGCTCACGTCGCCTTCCGCCTCATATGGGATGACGCCCGCCCGGTGCTGGTCATCAACGCCGACGACGGCGCAGAGCCGCAGGCCGCCGACGACCTGCGGCTCTACTACACCGCGCCGCACACCATCCAAGACCTCGACTCCGCCGGAGTCACGACCCTCTATCCCGGCCACGAGTCCGACATCATTCACGGCGCGGCAGGCTACGCCGCCATATCGCGCGGCGCAGACCTCATCGAAAAGCACGGCGGCCGCTCCATCGACGCCCCGCGCATTGAAGCCTGGGGCCAGCGCAAACTCGAAGCCTACAGCCGCCGACTCCTCCGCCTCTCCCCCGCCTTCCACCGCGCCAGCGCCCCAACCTACGCCCCCACCGCCTGGACGCTCGACAAATGGGCAGGCCAATCATGATGGGGCTCAATTACACCTGGGTTCTAGGCAACACCAAACGCCACTGCCCGATCTGCTACTCACTCGCCGGAACCACGCGCTCGCTCGCCGAATGGGAAAACACCATCCTGCCCGGCTTTCATCGCGGATGCAATTGCTCACTGCAAAGCACGCTCGATCAGAACAAGATACTGGCCAACGAGATACACAGCCTCATCAACTCACTGCGCAATCAGGCGCTAGGCGGAGGCGCCTCCCGCCCCTCGCCTCACACCGGACTCGGCCCCTCAAGCCGCGACCTCGACAGCCCGCTCGACGGACGACCCCGACCCGGCGCGCCTGTTGGCACAGCCGCGCCCCAACCCACCCAGCCCCAATCCACCCGATCAACATCAGGCGCGCAAAGCGCGCCCGTCGTGGGAACTTCCCGCCCCTCCCCCGGCGGCGAGCGCCAAGCCAGCGCGCCCCAACCCACACCCCCGCCGCCCGCCCGATCACCCGAAGTCATCCAAGCCCCACAGCCGCCCAAAGCCGCGCCGCTCAATCCCTCGCCGCCGCCCGCCATGCCCGCCAAAGTCGCAGGCAACAACTACCTCCGCATGATTTGAACTTTGCCTTTTGCACTTTGTCTTTTGAATTTTGAAGTTTGAAGTTTGAACTTACCTCATGCCCACCATCGGAGTCGACTGTCACCTCACCCTCACCCATGCCAACGTCAACGGCGGCAATCCCTACGGATTCATTCTCTCCGGCGACGCCGAAGGACTCGGGCCCGCCACCGCCATCCAGCGCGAAGCCTTCGACGACGGCGACGGCGCGTACACCGACAAACGAAAATACTTCTTTACTGTCCTACTGTCCGACTCTCTCTCCAACCCTGACGGCACAGACCACGCCGGAACGAAGAGCGCCGAGTACGCTCTACTCCTCTCCTTCTTCTCGCAGAGAACCGACATCACTCTCACCACCCCCGCCGGTGTCTTCGCTGGCCTCAAAGCCACCGCCCACCACGCCACCGAAACCCACTTCGGCGCGGTCATGCAAATCGCCTGCCAACTCAATGACCTTGACGCCGTGTACGAACCCGCCGACACCGTCCTCTATCTCTCCTCCGCATGGCTGCTGGACACCGACACCTCCGGCAGTGAATGGACGGACGGCACAGACGACAGCGAAACAGGCTACTGGACAGAAGGCTAATTTGAATTTTGTCTTTTGAACTTTGGAGTTAACCCATGCCCCCCCCCACCTACCCCGCCTCCTCCGACGTAGCCGCCACCAACAAAACCCGCGCCTCGCACTACAACAACCTCCGCGCCGACGCGCTTCGCTTGGGCGCGACCAGCGCCGACGCCCTCAACATCGGCGACCTCCTCGCCCGCTATATTCGCAATGTCCGCCCGGCCTATCTCGCCACCAACCGCATCCGCATCCCCTACGACTCCATCCGCCCGCCGACTCTCGTCGTCGGCGGGTACATCCTCAAAGCCACCGCCGACATAGACCTCGCCGCCTCCTCCTTCTCCGGCGGCGCGGCCACATGGTACATCTTCGCCAACCGAGTCGCCGGGG